CTGTGCGCTCATGCTGGACAATCGCATACGGAGCAGACGGTCCACCATAGGTGATTTCGGCTCGCACCGTTTTCTGAGTGAATGACTTCTGGCGAGTGATGTCCATGGACCCACGGAGAACGCCGGTGTCCACCGGAACGAGCGCCTGCGATTCGTTGCCGATATGTGTCGCCAGAGTGTACATCGCTTGACCGGCGACTTGCTTTCCGTTCAATCCAGCCTTCTTCAGTTTGTTCTGGAGATCAACGAGTGACTTCTGATCAATCTTGAATGACACGCCCTTCTGAGCCATCAGCCACCTCGTTTCGCTTTGGTCCCGACATAAGCGATGACCGCCACTTGTCCATGAGTATCTTTCTTGGTGTTGACTCGCACGATTGGTCGCACGCCAGAGATCGGCGCTGGAAGCGTGATCTGGTCGTCAACGTTCAACGTCAATGAAGCGTCCGGAATGTACACAATGAACTCAGTGTCAATCAGATCTTCCCGAACGTTCCTGTCGGAAGCGCTGACTCTGGTGATGAAAGCATCATATGAGGTCGCACCGCCGGAGAATGATCGCTCTCCGTAGGAGTTCACCGTGGAACTGGTTCGGATATCTACCGAATCCGGAGCCATGTTGACTTTCAGATCGGTCATGAACACCGCCGATGGTGAAGCGCCTGTCATCAGGACGCTCCAAATGGACCGAAATCGGCATACCGATCAACGGTTCCGCTCGCTCCGTCCCTGATGTCTACGAACTGACCTCTCTTGAAGTAGTGATCCACGAGGTCACTGTTTGCGTCATCAATCTCTTTGTCCGAGATCGTGATTCCTCCAGCGTATGGAGTCGGCGTTGAGCCTTCACGCAAAGCGAGTTTCTTGAGTTCTTCTGCCTGCTCTCTGGCTCCTTTGGCTTTCTGAGACATGCTGACACGCAGATCACCGATTGCTTGGTCGGCTAGGCGTGAGAACTTGGAAGCGATTCCGAGTAAACAACGATATGAGGCTTCATACAAGCCATCAGTTGAGGTGGTGCTTCCGGTGACTTGACTATTGACCCAAGTGATTTCTTCGTTTGAGAGCAACTGATCGTTCGTGTCTGTGTCTCCGATCAGGAAACGGATCGCATTCAAAGCACTTGAGTCTGGGTCTCCTGAATAAGTCCACGTCATGGTTCGGACCTACGATGTGGAGTGGATAGAACCGGCGATTGCTCCAGAGGTGATGTCCACCCTGATTCCGTTAACTACTGCCAAACCATTTGCGAAGTTGATGTGTTCAATTCCGTTGGCGGATAGTGAGATCTTTGCCAGTATCGTTCCAGAGTTCGCTGTGTTGTCATAAATGATACAACCGGCAGTTGATCCGCCTGTCTCGGTGAATGTGCCTCCGAAGAAAACGCCTCCACCGGATAGAACTGTTTGATCGGAACCGGTCAATGCTGTTGTTGTTGCTGTATTGTTTGGCGGACTTGCCATGAGTTCTCCTGTTCTGTTGTAAACGAATTGAGGACCGGACCGGATAATCCGGAGCCGGTCCTCAAACTAGGTTGATTCAATCAACTGTTATTCCATATTAGGAAGCAACGCAGTTGCTGAGGAAATAACCGAGAGCAGAACTCACGACTTTATAGTCCCATGCGGATTCAATTTCCACACGAGTTGCTCGTCGCTCTGGGAGTTCAAACTGGCTGATTGCTGTGTTGGTCCCTAGTCCCCCACCGACACCACTCCAGACCATGTTGTAGCCTGCAGAAGGCATCATGAGTCCAGCGTTTGGTGCAACGTAGCAGACAAGAGCATCACGGTCTCCGATTTGACTGTAGGAAGCAGAAGCCCCTTCGTCAGCGGAGTTGAATGTACTCATCATAATCAGGACACGATCAAGTCCGAACAGTCTAGCGAGAAGATCCGCTGTGACTGAATCAGATGATGTGTATTTGATCCGATCAGTGATGTCGTCGTTATCAACAAGATTTGAGAACACTTTGTATGACATGACCATTGTGTTTGCCATGTAACCAGTGTTCGTCAAGATTGTGTTCTTTGCGGTTTCAACGTCAGCGATTGGAGTTGAAGATGAAGCGCTCCAGAGTGTGGAAGGCGTTGCATCTGTGTCCCAAACTGAAGTCGTGAAACAGTTGGTCGCCCAGTCACGTTCTTGTTTGATTAACATTTGTTGTGATAGGAAACGAGTTGCGTCAGCCATTGGATCCAGCGGAGCGTCTGCGTTTGCCATGGTCAAGTGACCGATGTCTTTATGCAGAGCATAGTTAGTTGCTGAATATGTTGCTGTGCTGAGGCTGTAGCCGGTTCCAGCGGATTCCGTACCATCGGCACGAGGTAACACTTGATCTCTGAAGAAGTCTGCTTGTGAGTAGACAAAATATTTGTCGCTCTGCTTGTTCACACCGATCGTTGGAAACACTCGTGATGACACGAAAGCGTTTTGGTCCTGCATAAACGCAACACTCATTTGAGTGAGGATTGCGTCTACATGGACATCTTGTGAAGTTGGTTGTGGCATATTAGGCTCCTCTGCCGTTCGTTACATTGATGAACGCTGTTTGAAGTGTGCCAGATGCTCCTGCTCCGATTGCTTGACCGCAAACGTGAACAGTTGTCTCAGAACCGAGTGAGATTGGTTGCGCCTGTCCATCTGCTGAAGTTCCGATGACATCGCCAGATGCGAGAGTCGCATCAGCGCTGACTTTGGAAACTCCGAGACAGCGAACGATTGCTTGCTCTCCGGATTCTGGATTGTTTTGCAGAACACCGATTGGTTTATCGGTAACTGCCCCACAAACAGTGACTTGAGTTTCTGACGATAACTTCACAAAGTAATACTGCTTCGCTGATAGATCAGCAGAAGCGGTGAAGAAACCAATGTCAAAACCTTGTAATTCATTCGCCATATTAGATCACCTTTTCTTCTATGTAGCGTTGATATAGGTCTGGTTGCCTTTCAGCAACAACGGTGATTGCTTTTGCAAAATTTTCTACTTCGCCGGACTCAACGAGTTGTTTGGCTGTAGTTTCAATTTGTGCATAAGCATCTCCACCATGTGATTCAGGGGTTGCTGTTCCGAGTTCTTTCAGAATGCCAGCCTCTGATAGTGCCAGAGCGGTTGCATCCAAGATTGATTCAATCTTTTCTGCTGACTCTGGATCAGCCGTTCTCACAGAACGTAACACAGGAGCGAACTCTGTTGGATTCAACTCAGGAAGGATAGCCCAGCGCTGAGAAGCGTCAAACGCTTTCTCCATCTCACGTTCTTCAACGAGAGCCTCATTTGCCTTCTGAGTGATCTCCAACTCTTTTCGCACATCTGTCAGTTCTTTGACAACTGCTGAAAGATCGGGACTGTCTACTGAAGCGAGGACAGGAGTTGCTTCAACCTCTGGTGAGGTTTCTTCAACTACTGTTTCTTCTTCGGCGACAACACCCTCATTTTCATTTTCTTGAAGTTCCACTTTGGGTTCTCCTTCAGTTGATGTTGGATATGTCTCCTCATCATTGAGTGACTCAAGAGCCGTGTCCAGATCACTGGACTTCATCACGATCCAGCCTTCATGAAGATGTGCTGGGTGGTCAACGCCACTCGCTTCCTCCACAATTAGGTCAGATAGTTTTGTTGATTTCGGCATGTGAAATTCTCTCTTTGACGAGTTGCCCAACATTAACGCAATCACCGGTGATCTCATTGTAGGTTTGGCGAGTTTGTTGACTGGTCAATGTTTTGTGTTTTTTGAGGTTGTTTTTGGGCATTGAAAAATGATGTCTGACCTGCGGTTTTGTAAATTTCTTTTTTAGATGTTGCATTGTTAGGTATTAGGGTCTATCTTTAAGGACATGGAAACAACGATCACTAAGGAGATCAAAATGGAAACAGATTACACACAATTAAAAGCTCCGATTTCTCGGAAGTCTTTATCCTTATCAGCAAAATTACTCAATGCGCTAATTGACCAACAAGTAATTGATGGGAGAATAACAGAAGAATCAGCAGAAGACATCAAAGAATTAACGGTATACCAACTACACCAAGCCATTGAAGAAGGGCAACGTGATATCTGGATGGAACATCAAAGTTAATTCCAAGGACTGAGAGGTAACGCCTCCACCGGATTCATGATCCGGCAGTTCACGACTCGGAGAACAATCCGGCAAACCAAAACCACCAAGATCAAAAGGAGAAACTATGGAAACACTAAAAATCACAAAAACCTTTTTATACGATCACGAAGACAGAGGATTACCGATGCCGAATATCGTAAAAGAAACAAAACAGCACGCATGGATAGAGATCAACTTTACCCATGCCGGTTACATTGACCTCATGAACGATGCCGAATACTACGGATGGGAAATGGGGCAAAGTGGTTACGAGGACACCGGCACAATCCGGTCAGCACGAAGTCTTTACTTCAAAATGGAAGACACACTGTTACATGAATCATTTGACCGAATGGCTAGTAGCGACTGGTTTCAAAACTGGTTTGATGAAGTAGAAAGAAAAATTTGGGAAAGCAGAAAGCCAAGAAAGCAAGAACCAAAAACAGAAGCGCCCACAATGGAAACACTACTAAGCGAAGAAGAAGACATACTTCGTGCTATTGCTAAAGCAATGGGAGCACGACCTAGCGACAATGCAAGCAAACAAGAAATAGCACAACTCATATTAGGGTTACCTTTCGCCACGCCGAACTCTGGAACGTCATCTATGCTGGACAGGAGGAGGTCATGAAATGATATTCACAGGGGCATATATCGTAGACGGTTTGAGACGAAGATTTCAGATTGAGTTCAACGTGTATAAAAACGAGTGGGTTGACTTCCCTGACTGGTTGCGAGAATCTTTGCAATCATTCATCGGCGAAGATCCTGCCGATTTTGATTCGGTTCATGAACCGTCTTATCTAATCACGCCGACTCTGGATCCTGAGCCGTTGATTGTTCCGGAGCCAGAAGATGCTGGCGAAGATCTGACATTCATCACCGGTGTCAACTCGGCGCACACTTTGGAAGAAGTGATGCTATGGCTTCAACGCAACGATGTCATCACACTCAATGAAAGTAATGGGATTGAACGAGTCTTTGTCATGCCGGAGGATCCGATTCCGGTCACGATTCTTGATGGCTGGGTGGATTAGATTCCGCCGTACATTCCATAGTAGAAACCAATATAGTCCTCATCGGCTTCACCAAGGATCGGCGTGCTGAGTCTTTTTCCAGCCTCATCAAAGTGTGTTGTGATCCTTGGAATGTTTTCTGATCTGATAACGCCGTTCTTCCCTGAATATGTTGCTTTGTCCATGAGGTCTTGGAACGACATTGCCAGCCCTTCATAGTTGGCGTGCCATTGAAACCATTCATCTGTCCCGATCCGAGCATCACCGATCTTCGTCGGGGCAACGATTCCTGTGTTTGCCCAAACTGGAGAGACATCTGCGTAATAATCATAACCGTAATCTTCATAAAATTTGGTGGCGTACTTTTCTTGCATCATGTCCGGAATGGTTTTCTCCTTACTATTTCCGTCATATAAGCCTTGTTTTTTGTATGCTGGATCGGTTGCTCTGCTGGGATCCGCTGTATATCCGACTCGTCTCCTGTACCACGCTCTCTCCAATGATCCGAACGTTCCGTTCTGGTTCTGGTACAAGTGTTGGAGTTCATGCCCCATTGTTGTTTGGTTCAAATTGTTGTAAGTGATGTTGACATGTCCTCCTCTCATATTGATGTCCTGTGAAACCATGAGGATTGTGTCTGGTATGTCGTCCATTTGTTGTGTCCAGTCATATCCTTTTGCATATTGAGCATCAAAACCTCGTTCAAAAGTGCTTGCGTGCGCCCTCGTAGGTGCTTTTGAACTCGTAGTGAAAGTGAAACCGTCTCGTGTGTATTTGTCGCTATTCATGAGCCATTCATCAGTTTTTTTGCCATAGAACGCTCGGTTTCCTCCTGCGTCCCGATAGCCAGCAACAACGTTGTCAATCTTGTCCGCTTGATCCAGTGTGGTGGTTGCTTTGAGCCTTTGTGTCCAAACGGTCGGAACATAACTTGTTGACTCATCAGCCATCATCTGAGCGAACTCATGATATTGGTCCGGAGTTACCTTATCGCCCTTTCTCGCAAGGATCTCTCCGGTCTTAGGATCACGGATCGTGTATTTCAACTCTTTCCCTGCTGACGGACTCGTTTTGCCAGTTGCTTTGACTCTGGAACTTTGTTCAAGCCCTTTACCGAACTGAATCGTGTCACCTCCAGTGTCTCGTGCTTCCTGAAGAACTAGTTGTCGTATTGCGCCACGTTCCGCTTTCTGGCTGAGGCTGGCTCCTCCTCCGAGATTATCCGTCCTTACGCTTTCAAGAAATTCTTTCAAATCTTTTTTTACAATGTTTTCTGCTACTAACAAATCCATTGATTCATATGCACCATCAAGCGTTTTGATGTCGCCTTTCATTTGCTCGGTTATGATTACCCGATATTCACTGACCCTCTTTTGGTATGGATCAAACCCTAGTCGTTCCTGATATTGAGATCCGAGTGCCGGTTCATTGCCGTCAATGATCTTGTCAAGAGTAATTTTGAGACGGCTGTTCCCTGTCACTCTTGCTCTTTCTCTTATAACCTCAGCCACCCTTGGATCAACAACCGCTTTCCCATCGTCACCAAGAACGGTGAGTACTTCCCACGCTTCATCAGTGAGTTGATCGTTGAAGTCTTTGGCGATTTTCTCTAACGCATCATCAACTCTTTTGGCGCTGTTGACTCCATTTCCACGCAACGACCATTGTCTCACTCCTTGGTTTGCTTCAGCGATTCCTTTTGATCCTGAGCGCAGATATCTTCCAGAGATTGCGTGACGTTCGGTGAACTCGCTTACCATATCCAAGAAAATATCTCTGTGTCCGCTTTGGAACGCTATTCGTTCAGCGCTCCCGACCGGATATGTTTCTGATTCAGCGATCAACTCACGGAGTTGTTGAAGCCTTTGTTTCATTCCTTGCTTTCTTCCTGCAACGTCTAAGAGTTCATTGCTGGCTCCACGGTTGGAATCCAGAGGCAACTCATCAAGAAGATATTTGGCGGTTTCATCAAGGTTTGGTGGCAAGGCTTCTTCAAGCGCAATCCAGTCATCAATGAGTCCTTCTAACGTGTCAATGGATTCCGCTTTGACTTGTGTTGCTAGAGAAGAATCTAACTCTGCGATGACATTCAGGACTTCTTTATCTTCTCGGATTGTCTTTGAGACTTCTTTCTTGTAGTCACCGAAATCTCTTGCTCCTGATCTGGGTTTCGGTGATTGAAGTATTTGATTGTTAGCGCCGAAACCAGTGGAGGAGGTGTACATGTCATCAATCTTGTTCAACATGGTATTGATGGCACTGTCATATGTCTGTAATACTTGCGAACTGAGAAACGGTTGTCTTGTTGAATTGTTGATGATGATGAGTTGATCCATCATGTCCACAATGTCGGTGAGTACCTCAATCGGAACCGCCTCTTGGTTACTTATAGCCAGCAAGAGATCGTCCCAGTTCTGAAGCGAAAGTTTTTCATCGGAGAGCGCCCTGCGTCCGGTTCTGAACAACTCTTGGACTTCAGTTCCAGCCTTGATGTCAGCATAGGGAAAGAGTTCGCTGATTTCGGTGTAGTTAACATCATTAGGCAACTTTGCGAACTGCACACGCTCAAGAATTTTCACCGTGTCTGTGGGAAGAACAATCGTTTGTGTCCCTCGTTCCCACCACTCACCTTCCAATTTTTTTCCATATTTGTTTTTGAGTTGCGTCAGTTCCGATTGAAGTTTTTGTCTCGCTTCAGTGACTTGTTCCCTTGATGCCCCACTTCCAACGATCTCATCAATTCTGCGTTGGACTTCCCGTTCCATGGCGTTCCCAAGTTTCGTGATTGCTTCAACTGCTTCGTCAGCGACCGAGGTGGCGCTTTCTTCCGCTAGTTCTGACCAGACTCTCAAACGACGATTCACAGATTGCCAGTTGATTTCTTTGCCACTGTACATTTGCCTCTGGAGAATACGCTCCGCAAAATTATCCGTGTCTAGTTTGATGGTCCTACCAGAGAGTTTCCTTCCGCCGAAGTCAACGAAATAATCTAGTTCAGGAACTCCTTCAGTGAAAGTGTTTGTCGCTCTGGCGGTTTGTTGGACTTGGAGTGTTTGGATTTTTCGGCTTCGTTCAACGGCTTGAGTTTTTTCAAATATTTCTCGCTGGAGTTCAAGTATTTCCTCAGCGACTTCTCTCGGAGCGTTCGCCATGAGCGTGTATCCCTGTTCATCAAACACAAATGCTGAGAAGTCATCAATTTGGTCAATGGCTTTGCGGATCTCTGTATCAATCATGAGGTCGCCGAGATAATTCCATTCTTCAGTATCTAAATCGCCCCATGTCCGTCCAGCGTCGTCCCAAACAAATTTCTCCACGAACTCGTCAATGTCTGAATATCCCATCAGTTCATCAGTCGGATCAGTCGCAACTGGAACGACTTCATCAGCGACTTCAACGACTTCATCAGTGACCGTTGTTGATTGCATCGGTTTCGGATCTGGGATTGTGTCCGGCGCTCCGCTGGCTGTAGCGCCACCGGTTTGGATTCCAGCCAGAGATTGGTTCTGCTGATTAGCGAAGTTCCAGAGGAATGGATTGCTGGCGGTTCCGTCTCCGCTGACAGTTGGCACACCGAACACCGGAACGTTCGGGATCAGGAGCCAAGTGCAACGACAGTTCGGGTGAACGAACGCTGGCTCTCCTTCGTACCATGATTCGTTGTAGGGGATAGCGACACCGTTGAGCGGTCCGCAGATGTAGCACGCATCTTGAGGAGCGGTGATCCATTGCCTTTGCGCTTTGTCCCTGTCAAATAATCCCTTCGCTGATGCCTGATCGGAGGCGTGAAGCCTTCCTGCATTGTTGGCTCTCATGATTTCTGTTCTGGCAATCATCTTGGCTCTGGACCTTCGGAGTTTGTTGGCGTATTTGTCGCTCCGTTGCTGAACGATCTTCAACGCTTTGGAACCGGTGATTCCTCTTTCGGTGAGATCCAGAGCGGTTTGTTCAGCAAAGTTGGCGACAGCGTTGGCGTATCTGGGGAACAATCCATTGGCGTTGATGCCGTAAACCGATCCGAGGCGCTGAGATACAGAGTTCAGGGGAACAGCCTCTGAGAGAAGCGCTGTGAGCGCTGTGGCGGTCTGCTGATATGTTCGTTGCTCTTGGAATGCTCGCCCGACCAGAGAACGAACGCCAGCGATGTTTGTGTCTGCCAGATCCGTGACCATGCTCGCTGACGACTTCACCGCATACGCTTCCGCCGTTGGGCTGGTCCGGTCAAACCGGAACCTCATGATCGCTTCTGATGGTAGAACATCATCGGCTTTGGTGACTTTCCGGAATCGTTTGTATTCTTTGCTCAACTGCTTTGTGAACTCTCGCATTGAGTATTCGCCAGAGTCCAGAAATTGGTCCAGCAGAACTTCCCTGAATCGTTCTTGATATTCTCCTGTGACGAGATGAACGTTGAGATCGTATTGGGATTCGTCGTTGAGCGCCATGGAAGTCACCGGACCGATCGGGAACACTTCAGTCACCAGAGTCTCCACCAGAGGTTTCGTTTCTTCCCAGCATTCCATGATGAGGTCCGCTAATTCTTTCTCTCTCCGGTTCAGATCACCGATGCCAGCGATCCGCCACGCTGGTTGCCCTGACTCTCGTTTCTTCTCAACATTGGAGTGATGCTTTGTGGAGACGTGGCAGTTGTCGTGATGTTCGTGTGGGAGGCTCAGGAGAATCTCTGGAACTCTCCGCCTCTTAGCGACACGGACTTTCACGCCTAGACTTCTTCAGCAGATTCCGCTGGTAGCCCAGCCACCTCTCTCAAGTATGATTCAAGACCTTCATCTGGGAACAGCATCGCTCCGGCTCCGCTGATGTTTTGAATGAACTTGGACAAGGCTTCAATGTCAATGTTTTTCGGTGGCGTGTACCGCAACGTCGGTGTCAGTTCTTCAGAAATGCCGTTCATTTTCAACAGTCGGCTGAATCCATAGTTTGAAACGACTTCGGCGATTCCGTACAGCCAAGCGTCCAGTGAATCAGTGAACAACTGGATCTTGGAAACTGACAGCGCTTGAGTCCCGACTTTCTCATGACCAAGGAGAATGAAATCGGCAAGGAGACTCATGGCGATCCTCTGATCGTATCTATTGATGATCTCAGAGGTGTCAAACTGTCGTGAACCGCCAGTAGCGAGCAGTTTCAGATCATATGCGAGGTTTCCGTCCTCGTCGTATGCGAGAGGGAACACAATCCCTTCCTGCTCGTCCCTTTTTATATTCCGGACGATCTGCTTAACAGCGCTTAATGCCTGCTGTTCTTGCGCTGTAGCGTTGTCTGAGAGGAGATGCGGAGGCACGAGAGCGATTGGCATACCCGCCAGATCACGCTCAACGCCGATTGCTTCTATCTCCTGAATCTTTGATTTCATGTACCAAGGAACGAACGCATTCCGGAGAACTGAGCGACCGTTCGGATTGTTCATCTTTGAAGTTGTGCGGAACAGGAGCGATTTCTCTATCGGTAGGAACACCAGACTGGATCCGGCGAACGTGGCGTACATGTCTCTCTGGTAGGCTCCGTTGATTCCGCCGTGTTTGTCCATGTCCCATTTGTGGATTGTGTTCTGGTTACGGATAGCGAGTTTGCGCCAGCCGATCATTCCGTCATTGTGTTTGGAGTTCGTTTCAGCCTTGTCGGTTCTTCCCTGTCGGCGTTTGTAAACGATCTCATGATATGAGAATCCATAGACCAACATTGACATGATATTGGACAGGGTATCCGCCCAAGTCTGAGACATGTCAGAGAGGCATGACGCACAGAACTCGGCGACTTCAACTGACTTCTGATCTTCGGTGTCTGTCGGTTCTACAGTCCAGTCCACTCCACGAATCATCATCTCTATGGCATGGAGGCACGCCCCGATGACCGGATCGTTGTCTGCCATTTGCGTGAAGTTGGCGTAGGCTCTGCGCCCTTGCAAAGCACGCAAGAAATCCTGACGAACCTCACCGCCGTATTGGACGAGACCAGAGGAACCGATCTCTCTGAAGTCGTTGGAAGAATAGTTGACAGCCTTCTCAAAGTCGTTCGTCAAATCGGTCATGAATACACCCTAGACCAACTCGCCAGAAATGTCACTGAGGTCATTGAGGGATCCATGGGTTGCTTTGCTCCAAAGAAACCGGAACGATCGCTGAAACTTCCCTTCTTCTAGAAACCATCAACTCGGTGATCGCCCAGACAACAGCGTCCAAGCGGTCCGGTGATGGTCCTTCGTGAGGAACCCATGAGCAGAGTTGGTCCTCAAGGTCGCTGAAGAAGCCGACATGATGGACTTTGCCTTGTTCGTAGAGGCTGGAAACCGGTTCGGCTCTGGTTTGTTTCCCTCTGGAAGCGTGAACGAGTTTGATTGGGAGGTTCGGATCTATCATTCGGAGTGTGTGACTGACCATCTCTCCGCCCTGATTGGATTCGGCGACGATCCTGTCGGCGTTGCTTCGGTGGTAGGCGGACACGACAGCGGTTCCCCATTCCAACGGTGTTCCCCTGATTGATTTGTCGTCCAGAACATATCCGTGTCCTTCGGCGCTGACTCCGGCGACAACGATTCCTGTTTCTGCTGATGACTTGTTGCTGGTTGATGCTGGGTCAACGGCGACGATGATTCTGGTGAGGTCTGGGTGTTCGTGAACTCGGTGGCGGTCAATATCTTCCCGAACCCAGAGAGCGCCTTCAACGTCATCTAGGACTTCGGCGTGGAGTTCCTGTCGCCCTAGTCTCGTTCCTTCGTAGCGCTTCAGGATCTCATCCATGAATGTCTGAGCCAGATTCTGCTCGTTCTCATAGGTTGAGCCTCTGGTTGTGTGGACAGATCCGTCATTGATAGCGAGAAGTTGCCTGATGATCCTGACCGGTTTCGGCGTTGTCGTCACGACCGCTCTGGGGTGCTTCCCGATCCTGAGTCCCAACATCAGCATGTCATAGGCTGTTGGATACCTCCACGAACTGACCTCATCACACCAAGCCAGATCATGGTTCGGTCCTCTCAATCTCTCCGGCTCGTCCGCTGAAAAGGCGGTCGCCACAGATCCGTTTCGGAAAGTCACTCGGCGCTTTGATGGTTCATATCGTGGTCGTTCGTCTTTGGGGAAGATCTTCAGCAGTCCAGACTCGCCTTCAATCATTGTGTCCCTGACCGCTGACGCTGTAGGACCAACGAGAGCGATGTGTTTTGCCCTGTTCCGACTGACTTGTTCCCTGATGAACTCGGCTCCGGTTCTGGTCTTGCCGAATCCACGACCAGCGAGGATCAGCCAGATCCGCCAGTCTCCTTCCGGCGTTCGTTGTTTGGGTCTTGCCCAGTATTCCCACGAGTTCAGAATCTCCGGATCGTTGACTTCCATTTCGTTGAGGATCTCCAGTCGTTCCTCATTGGGTAGCCGAGCCAACTGATCCATGATTGACAGCGTTGGATCGGTGAGGACGAGAGCAATGTCGTTCATGTGTACCTCAGCCAGATCACTCCGAGCGCAAACATGGCGATCGGATATGCGTACAGGAGCGAGATGTCAAAGACTTCCGAGATCGTCATGACCGCTACGAAAGCCAGAACCACGCACGTTCCCAGAAATCTCGTCATTCGTTCTTCCTGAGTATCTTCAAACCGTTCACAACATCTGCTCTGTCAGCGATCTCTGAACGCTTCTCCGCCAGATCCACCTCCATATCAGTGATATTGTCCTCTGTAGAGGCATTTCTAAGCGATTCTGAGGCGTTTTGAGGTGTTTCAGCGGTGTTTATACCCTGATCGCTCTCAACAGCCTCTGTGAGCGCCTCAGTCTCCTCTGATGTGGATTCAACATATCGGTCATGTAGCGCTTGAAGCCGGTCCTTCAGGATCTGCCCAACATCGGTTTTGATCTCATCGCCGTCCTGCCCAGAGATCTCCAACTGGCGAGGAGCGTCCAGTCCATGGAGTCTGCGCTTTGACTCCGTAACCTTCAACGCCGTTTCCATAATCCGCAAAGACTCAGAAAGCGTCAGCGTTGGATCCTCCAACATCTTGTATGTCCTGCGCCACAAATCCTCAACACGCTCATTCTCAATCACTCTGAGTTCCGTCACCGACTCATGCCCCCAATATTTCACCGCCGAATCAAACGCCATCTTCGCTCCAGAACGAGACTCATACCCGACATTCTCCGCAATCTCCTCAAAAGTAAGCCCAGCCTTCCGGAGATCAATGACTTTCATGTACTTCTCAATCGTTGTTGTTGGCAAAGAACGTTTCATAATGTTCAGAGTATCAGTGTTCAGAGGAGCGTTCAGGGTTTGAGGGTCATTCTTTGTGTTTGGTTGGTGGTCTATTCTGGTTTTTATGTTTGGTGGTGAGGTTTCTTCTCCTCTGTTTGAGTTTGACTATGCGTTCCCTCGTGGGGAGTGGGTAGAGAAGGCTGAGTGTCGTGGGTTGGAGGTGTCTGCTTTTTTTCCTCCTAATGGTGTTCGCCCGAAGTTGGCGTTGCGTGCTTGTGAGAATTGTTCTGTGAAGCCGGAGTGTTTGGAGTGGGCTTTGGAGAACAATGTTCATTTCGGTGTGTGGGGTGGTTTGACTGAGCGTCAACGGTTTGATGAGAAGCGGAAGCGGAGAAGTGTTCTGTCTTTGGGTGATCTCATTGAGGGAAATGGTCTCTAGGTGGCGCTGACTTTCGTTCTTCTTTGAGTGCGTATATGTGAGCGTCTTTGTCGTAGCCTCGCTCTGTTGCTGTTTTGCCTCCCCAGATGCCGTCTGTGATTCCGTATGTGATAGCGAAGTTCAAGCATTCGGTTTGGATTGGGCATGTTTCGCAGATCTTGATTGCTTTTCTCCAACTGCCTTCGCCGAAGAAGTGCCTCAGATCTTCTTCTTTGCATTTTGCTTCTGATGTGTCCCATGTTGCCATTGGTCCGAGGAACTCTGTGATGTGATGATGGCTTTGCCGTAACTTCCAGTGATTGCCGTTCTCTTTTTTTTCTCCTTGGTAAAGTCCCCTGAGAAGGTTCTTGTTGATAGCGCTACTGTCTAAATAATAATTTCTCCCAGATCGGAAGAGCAC